TAACCATGTCCGGTCGAGGTCACGCTGCAAGTGAACTCGGTGCGGGTAATGGTCGAGGCGGTGTTGTTGAGCGACACATCGGCCACTTCCAGCTTGAGTCCGACGCGCTCGTCCTCGGTGCCGGTGGCAACAAAGTTGCGCGGCTCGTCGCCGCACTTGAACTCGCGCACCACCTCGTAGGCGGTGAAGCCGCTGCCGCCGTCCTCGTCCATTTCCTTGGTCGGAACGCGCAGGAGGCGCACGGTGCCTTTCCAGATGCCGACGGTGGTCAGCGTCCAAGTGCCTTGGATGTCCAGCGTGCCGCTGGTGGTGCCGCTGGCGTTGATGGCCCGCTCCAAGCTGCTGCTGTTGCGCGGCCACTGGATAGCCCACTGGCTTCCGACATGGCCGCTCTGGAAAGTCGAGGCGCTGGCCGTCAGCGTGACGGTGCCGTTGGCCGCGCTGGAGGCGATGGTGGCGGTGCCGGTGTTCTGGTCGAGAACTGGCGGGAACTTGAAGCTGATCGCGGAAAGCGTCCAGTTGTTGTTGGCGATACGGGAAAGTTTGCGCGGTGCGTGGTTGGGGTGGACGATGTACATGACATCGTTGACTTGTGCGTATTGCAGTTCGCGCAGTTCGCTCTCTTGATACGGGCTGCTGATCTCGTAGGGATTGCCTCCGCTCAAAACCGGAGCGCCGCCCGTCCAGAAGCGGATGTATTGGTGGCCCAACTCCAAGACAAACGTCGTGGTCACGGAAAAGTTGAACCCAATCAAGCGGCACCGCTGGCTGGCGTTCTTGGCCTCGCCCAGATACTCGGTGCCAGCGCGGCGGTAGACGCCCCCGTAGGGCAGGACGACCATGTTTTCCAGCGTGCGGCATCCGCTGCGGTATTTTTCGACGTCCGTGCGGGCGTCCATGTAAGGACTCAACTCGCCTGCATTGAGGGCGGTGACGAGAAGATTGGCCATGACCTATTGGCTGCTGGGAAACTTGGTGTAGCGGGCCGCGACAAGGTCGCTGTTCGTCCACGGCATCTTGCGGCGCAGACGCTCCTCAAAGGCGTCGGCCATGCGGGCCTTGGGGCCGGTGATGGCTTCGTATTCTTGCAGCAACTCCTGCGGCATGTTCCGGCTTCCGGTCAGCGGGCCTGCCAAGCGCGAGGCCAGCATGGTGGCGAGCGCATGGACAAAAAGGGGGTGGTAAAACGATCCGTCCTCCACGCGGGCGACATACCGGATGTTGGCCTCCTCCGCGTTGGTCAGAAGCTGGTCGCCTTCGACGCTGAACTCCCCCAGCCGTTCGTTGGGTTCGTAGCCGTTGAGTTGGACGACGCGCAGGCAATCAACCGGCAACTGGTAGGCGCTGGCCCATTCGCTCTGCGGTGCGTCGGCCAGCTTGTTGAGCGCGGAGCGGCGCATGGCGAAGTTCCAGCGATGCCCTTGCAGGACTTCGTCGCGGGTTTGGGCGAAGAAACGATTGCAAAACTGGGCCTGCTTGCTGTCGTCGGTCAGCGCCATGATCGGGCTGATGCCCAGTTTGGCCAGCGCCAGATTACAAATTGATGTTTCGTCGGCCATGAAAGTTAGAAAAAGGTGGCAGACTATTGAAGCCGGTCTGCCAGCGGCTGTGAGCGCCTTAAGGCATGCGGAACGCGAGCAAGAAGGCAATCTTCTTACCGGCGGTGACCGCGTTGGTGCGGGCGAACGCCGCCGTCACTGTGCGGGTGTCGGCGGTGATGGCGTAGCGCGGAAGCACGCTCGTCGCCACAGCGGCAGTGACTGCCGCGGAGCCTGCGGTCGAACTGTTCAGCGAGATCGAAGTCGCGCTATAACGGTCGGCGTCGGAAGCATCCCCAATCGTGGAGATGGCAACCGAAGAACCGCCCAAGGACGCCTCGTTGGAGACGCGCCAGAGTTCGGGCAGCGGGATCGCGCCAACGGGCAGAACAGCAATGTTGATGCTGTCGCCGGTCGCCGCTTCCGTGCCGGTGCATGTGTAGGTCGCTTGCGCGTAAACGACGTTGCCTTTGACAAGGTCGCCGTCCACGCGGTTGCGGACGTTAAGCTCCAGATTTTCGGGAGCGATGTCGGTGTAGAACGTAGCCATATTATGATTCTCCTATGGTTGGTTGTTGATGATTAGAGAACCTCGTCGGCTGCGATTTCGACGACCTTCTTCTCTTCCATGCGGGTCGCGCCAAGGCTCGCCACCGTGCGGATTTGCAGGGCGTGGCTCTTGTCGGCGCGGATGTCCACATGCACCTTGCGACCGGCGTCGGCCAGCTTGAGGCCGGAGCGGACGTAGGCGAAGCAAGTGCGAACACCAGTGCTGGAGTTGTAGGGAAGCAAGGACGACGCCACGCGGCGGAACTTGAAGCCCATGAAGGTGTCGAGTTGGCCCTGCACCAGCGCCTTGACGCTGTTGTAGTCGGCGCTGATCACCTCGGTCGTGCGAAGCAAATCTTGGAGTTGCTTCGCGCTGACCACAATGATGCGAGGATCGCTGTCGTCCACCTCTGCGTCGTTGAGCAGATAGGAGGCTTGGCGAAGTTTCGCAATGGTCAGACCGCTGTTGGCGGTGCTGCCGGTTTCGACGTAGTCCACGGCGACCTTCTGCCCAGCGGGCAAAGCGGTCGGGGTGACGCCGGTTTCGCCCGTGTAGGCAGAACCCAGCGCCGCGTCGATGATGACCTTGTCGCAGGTGCGAAGGTAAGCCATCGCGTGGTTGTTGACCGTCTCGGACTGCGGAAGGCTGACTTCGCCCAGATACTCGGCATCCCACTCGTCAAAGAGGGTGGCGTGTTCGTAGGGATACGGACGGAGCCAGCGTTTGGCGAGGGCCACATCGCTGATGTTGGTGTCGGCGGCGCGGGCGGTGATTTTGGTCATTTCGACCGCAGCCATTTGGTTGAATGTTTTTTCTTTGCCGCGAACGGACTCCACGGACACGAACTCACGCAACTTGGAAACCTTCTGCTGAAGAAGGTGTTCCCAGTTGGAGGTGAACTCCGTCGTGAAATACTGCGGGATTTGTGCAATAGCAGACATAGTTGTTTCTCCTTTGGTTTTGACTAAACCCGCATCGTGCGGATCTGGTCGGGTTGTTTGTTTGTGGTGTCCTCGGCGCTACCGATTATCCGCAAGCGCGGGTCGTCGGCCTTGGGCAATGCGCGTTGGACAGGCTCCACAAGGAGTTGTCTGCCTAACTGTTCGCGAGAATTGCGCTGCGCCACAATTGGCGCAAGGGTTTAGTCAAAAAAAGTTCGCGGCGCTTTCTTTAACAAGACCGGCGCTTATTTAAGCAACGTGTCGATGCCTTAAACATGTTGCCGACAACGTGTGTAAAAACCTGCTATTTTTCGACAGATTAGCAGGAGGGCGGTGGCGGGACTTGCACCCGCTTTGTCACATATTCTTGTGTTATTTTGTAACGCTCCACTGTCTGGCCGCGTGTTCTCTCCACGCCGCACCGCCAAATTATCGTCCGTTCAACGCGATGTAGACGAACGCGAAGTTGCTGAACATGTAGCCGACGAAGACCGCGCACATGGGGCGGTCGTCCTGCATGTAAAACCCCACCGCCGTCCAGCCGTAGCAGAGCGTGCAGATAAGCAGCGGGACAAAGGTCACGAAATGACCCCGTCGTTGTGCCGCGCCAGCCAGCCACAGACTTCACTAACCAGACGCCCGATCTCGTCCACGCACTCCTCATCCAAGTCGAAGAGGCGGGCGTGGATCAGTTCGTGGCAGGCCAGTTCGATGCCGCGGTGGCTGATGGCGTCGGGATGGATGTAAATTGTCCGGTCGTCTTTGACGCACAGACCGTCGTGGGTCACGCGGGCGGGTGGGCGCTGAATCTTGATCCGCCACGGTTTGCCATCGATGGCGAGACGTTTGGTCGGGATGCGGCGGCTCATTTCAGTCGGTAGTGCGGAACGGGCCGGACGCGCTCGGCCAGCCGGATGGTGAAGTTGCGTTTCTCGGCCAGTCCTTGCTCGATCTTCCGGCGCACTTGTGTGCTGGTGATGCACTCGCTGCGTCCGCGGGCCTTGGCCAGTTGCTTGATCGTGAACCAGCCCTCCGGCACTTCTTCGACCGGAATGGTGGGCTGCGACAGGGCTTCGCACCACTGGGCCAGTTGCTTGTCGGCTTTGGTCTGTTTCATAGCGGTAACTGGTAGTGCGGATCGAAGACCGCAATGTTGACGTTGCAGTTGGTGCCATTGAACGACCCGAAACACGCGGCATGTCGCCATCCCAGCGTCTGCCGCCGGATGGCCGAATACCCGATGTCCAGCTTGATCCCGCACCCGATGTTGTAGCCGATGGCCTTGTTGTGGATGCGGGCGCTCTCCATTGCCACGCGGTGGGTGTGGCCCATGACCACCGAATGGCCCACCATTTCCGCGGTGTCCCGTGCCGCCGACACGTTGTACATCGCGCCGTGGGTGAATCCGGTGTCGCCCAGCATGAACATGCCGCTCTTGTGGACGCCCGCGTAGGGAATGATCTGGCACTTGATCTTGCTCATTTCCTCGTCGATGCGCGACAGGACGCTGCTGGCCGCGTAGCTCAAGACCGCGTTGGGGCTGTGCGCCAGTTCGGTCAACCGGCTTTCATGGTTTCCGAAAAGGAGGACGTCGGGCTTGAGTTCGCGCAGGAACGCCAACCCCTGCATCAGGTCATCCGCCAGATCGGCCCCGTGGTCGGCGCTGTCGCTGTCCTTGCGTGCGCCGGAGCGCAGGGCGCGGGCATCGATGGCATCGCCAAGGTGCAGCACAAAGTCCGGCTTCCACGCTTCGCGCAGTCGCAGGATGGCATCGAGCGCCCGCGGATCGGCCTCTGACCCGTGGGTGCATGTGCAGGCCAGAAACTTCTGCCAGCCTTTGGACTTGTTGGCCATGAGCCGATTGGTGAGCCGATTACGCGCTGGTCAGCATCCGGCGCACTTGGTCAACCACCTCCGCGTCACCCTCTTGGTATTTGGTGTAAAGCGGGTTGGATTGGTTGGTCATAATGTCCCGTGCGCGGGCGCGGGTGCTGCTTGCTCCGGTCTGGTCACCGGCCACCAGCTTGTCGTCGGAGAGCTTCTCCGCGAGGTTGACGATGGCCTTGACCACTTGCGGATCAACAAAGCCTTGGCTGGTCGGATCGACTCCGGCGGTCACCGCGGCGCGGCGTGCCAGTTCGATCTTCTCCGGCATCTTGTCGCCCCAGACCTTCTGGAGTTCGGCCCGTCCGGTTTCCAGTTGGGTTTCGATCATCTGTGCGGCGGCTTGGTTCATCAGCGCGGCCCGCTCCATGTCGAACTTCATGAACTCCTGCATGGCGGCGGCAGGCACGTTGTGCTTGTGGGCGAGTTCCGCGGCTTTCTTGGCCACGTTGTCATCCCATGTGACCCCTTCCGGCAGTTGCTCCGGCTTGAGGTTGTAGGCTTCGGGTGATTCGGGAACTCCGATGGCTTTGCGGTAGGCGGCAACTTCCTCCGGCGTGGACTTCTCACTGGGAGGAACGATGGCGTTGGCCTTCTTGCCCAAGAGTTGCTCCAGCCCTTGGTAGGACTTGGAAAGGCTTTCAACGTCAGCCTTGTCGTTGCGCCAGAAC